TGAGGAAAATATCAACAAAACCAAGGCAGTGATCCATCATAAGGATTCAGATAGATTTAATAACGATCCAAGAAATTTGACCTACATGAACAAGCAGGATCATATACTATTTCATGCTGCTCAAAAGAAAGAATTTTGGGAAAATATGACAGATCAGTACAGAGCTACTATGACTTTGAAGATATCTGACACTTTAAAAGATCGTTGGAAAACTTTGTCAGATACTGATCGACTAACTGCGTTATGGAATATTCGTTCTGCGCAACAAAAATCAGTATGGATGAGACAGAACGACCCTGCATTCGCAGCCAGCTACAAAAAGAATGCCAGTGCATCTAGAAAACGATACCTCAAACATAACCCAACAGCTAGACAGCAGTTGGTTAAGAATCTTGAGTCACGAGTTAAGATACAAAACCAAGAACTAAATCTGACATTCGACATGTTGCAACTTGTGGCAGACAAAGTCAAAACTGGTATGACTAACAAACTAGAGATAATACGTTGGTGTGACCATAATTCTGAATTGTTGTACAAAGTTAAGGCTAGCAATTCTATTCCATTAGACTACAAAAATGCTCATTGCAAAATAGATTTTTCTAAATTTGGATATAGCAAACTAGATAGACTACTGAGTAAATTTGGATACATCAACTGGAAAACATTTGTCAAAGAAATTGATCAATTCAATCATCGAATAGTAAAAATTGAAAAAGTTTCTAACAGGGATGTAGGAACTATTACAATTGACGGCACTGAAAAATGGCATTCTCACCATACTTTTGCTATTGAATCTGGAATTTTTGTTAAGAACTCTGTAAATGAAGACTACTTCTTCCCACAGACAGCAGAAGGTCGCGGATCCAAAGTTGAAACACTACCGGGCGGTACTAACCTAGGTGAAATTACAGACCTACGTTACTTTACCAACAAATTATTCCGTGCTTTAAGAATCCCAAGCAGCTACTTGCCAACAGCAATTGATGAAAGTCCGAACCAAGTAGGTGACGGAAAAGTAGGTACTGCATACATTCAAGAATTGCGATTTAATGAATATTGCAAACGCTTGCAAAGCATGGTTGTGGAAACATTTGACTTAGAATTTAAACTTTGGTTAGATAATAACGGCATCAACATTGACAATAGTTTGTTCCAACTAAAGTTCAATGAGCCGCAAAACTTTGCTGCTTACCGTCAGAGTGAGCTTGATACTGCTCGTGCAGCAACATTCTCAACAGTTATGCAAATTCCACATCTAAGCAAGCGATTCGCTATGAAACGTTTCTTAGGAATGAGCGAAGACGAGATCAAAGAAAACGAACGTCTATGGAGAGAAGAGAACGGTGCAAATCTACAGTCGTCACAAGATGCTCAAAGTCAGTTGAGATCAGCAGGAATTACACAAGGTGGTATGTCAGCTGACATGGCTGGACAAACAGCAGAAGCTCCTAAGGATATGGCAGCAGCAGAACCAGGTGCTGAAGGCGGCGAGGCCGCAGCACCAGAAGCACCCGTTCAGTAATAAATACATTATGCTCCTAAACGAATTTTTTTATTTTAACGAAAAGACAAACGACTTTGCTAACGATCGTAGATACGATAATAGCAAAGATAAATCAGTTGTTAACAAAAATGACACTAGAAAAGTTCGTCTAACTCTACGTCAGATTAATCAACTACGGTTGCAGTCTGAAGCACATCAATTAGAAGCACAGTCAGAAATGGGCTTCATTCAACAAATGTATGGAACACCAGTTGGCGAAGAAGCCCCTGCAGAATAATCCGGCCTTTGTTATAGGCAACGGCACCAGCAGAGCAAAATTAAATCCGGAATCTCTATTAGATAAAGGCATAGTTTATGGCTGTAATGCACAGTACAGAGAATATAATCCTCACTATCTAATAGCAGTTGATGTTAAGATGGTCAATGAAATCATAGCATCTGGATATCATAAAAATCATCAAGTTTGGACAAATCCTAATAAAGGAATTCAAACTAAAGTCAATGTTAATTTTTTTAGTCCGCACAAGGGATGGAGTTCAGGACCTACCGCACTATGGTTTGCAGCAAGCCAAGGACATGCAAGCATTTACATCTTTGGATTTGATTATCAAGGTGTAAACGGAAAATTTAATAATGTGTATGCAGATACGTTCAATTACAAAAAATCAACAGATTCAGCTACATACTTTGGTAACTGGCTAAGTCAAACTGAAAAAGTTATTAAAGAATTCAGACATGTAAAGTTCTTTAGAGTAGTAGAATCTGGAGCATTTGTTCCAGATAAGCTAGGTACTACGCTAAGTAATCTTAGTCACATAACATTTGACGAGTTTGAAAAAACTTATCCTGAAACTACATATTCCGATCAAACCGATCAAAAAACTACCATTTAACCTCGGATACATTTAATCCGGGTAAATAATAGAACAGCCTAACCATCTTGAAGGAGAACACAACATGGCAGATAAAAACTTATTACAACAGATGCTCGAAAGTCTAGTAAATGACGATCAAGCTAAAGCAGAAGAACTATTCCACGAGTACGTAGTTACACAATCTCGTGAAATTTACGAATCGATGATCGACAGCGAAATTGCTGAAGAAACAGAAGAAGACGACGAAGAAGAAGTTGACGAGTCTTCTCACAAAGACGAAGAAGATGACGAAGAAGATGACGAAGACTTAGACGAAAATTTTGAAGATATCGCTATTGAAGGTGACGATGACATGGATTTAGATAGCGAAGATCCATCAGACGACCTAGCAGGCGAAATAGGTCCAGAAGAAGAAGGCGACGACGAGTTTGCTGACAAATCTGAAGCAGAATTGTTTCAAGACTTAGACAGCATTGTAGATGAACTACAAGCCAAGTTTGATGCTATGAACGGCGATCATAAAGAGCCAGATGCAGACAACATGGACGGCCCAAGCGACATGGATGCTGACAACATGGACATGAAAGATGATTTTGATCTAGAAACAGTTCGTGAATATGTAGAAAAAGTTGCTACACCAAAAGGTGGAGACAACGGTGCAAACGCTAAGTCAATCGTAGCCGCTAAGAATGATATGGGCGGTACTACTGCTAATATCGCTAAAGGTGGCGAGTCTAAAGGCGAAGGCACAAAAGGCGGATTGCTAAATCCAGCTGCTAAACAAGATAACGCAGGTAACATTAACGTACCAGGCGGCAAAGCAGGTAATGCTTTCTCCAAGAAAGAAACTGCAAAGCCAGGTGATAACGGTGTAAACACTGCTAGCCTTTTCCGTGGCCGTAGGTAATAGGACACTATAGTGAAATCAACACTAGCAGAACATTTAAGTTACGACCAGGCTAAGATTGTTCTAGAGAGCGAAGAAGACGGCAGAGGCGGTAAGTCTCTGCATCTTAATGGTATTTGTATTCAGGGTGATATCCGGAATCAGAACCAACGTGTATATTCTTCTCAAGAAATTGGCAGGGCTGTCAAAACGCTAAATGAACAGATCGCTGGCGGATACTCAGTTCTGGGAGAAGTTGATCACCCACAGGATTTAAAAATCAATCTAGATCGTGTTAGTCATATGATTACCAAGATGTGGATGGATGGTCCTAACGGTTACGGAAAACTAAAAATACTTCCAACTCCAATGGGTCAGTTAATTCAGACCATGTTAGAGTCGGGAGTTAAGTTGGGTGTAAGCTCTAGAGGGTCTGGAGAAGTTGACGGAAGTGGTAACGTTCAAGGTTTTGAAATTATCACTGTTGATATTGTTGCACAGCCAAGCGCACCGGGCGCTTACCCAACACCAGTTTATGAACATTTAATGAATAACACAGGCGGCTTACAGGCATATAGAATCGCTCAGGAAGTTAAAGGCGATCCACAGGCACAGAAATACTTAGCAGAGAGTCTGAAGCGAATAATTCGCGGACTCAACTAACAGTAGGAGAAATCACATGCTAGATATCGTAAAACAGTTGTTTGAAAACAATGTGATTTCCGAAGAAATTAAATCGGAAATTGAATCTTCTTGGGAAAGCAGAATTCAAGAAAATCGTGAACAAGTCACTTCTACGCTACGTGAAGAATTTGCAGAAAAGTACGAGCATGATAAGTCGGCAATGGTAGAGGCTGTAGAGTCTATGCTAGCTGACAGGCTAACAGCAGAACTAGGCGAACTTGCAGAAGATCGTCAAGGACTAATCGAAGCCCGTGCAAACTACATTAAGAAAATGAAGACTGATGCTTCCACTATGGAATCATTTGTTCTACAGAATCTTAAGAAAGAACTTGCAGAACTACACGAAGATCGTAAATCAGTTGCAGGCAATGTAGCTAAATTAGAATCTTTTATTGTGGATTCTCTAGCGAAAGAAATCGCAGAGTTCCATGCAGACAAGAAAGACCTAGCTGAGACCAAAGTTAAATTGGTTCGCGAAAGCAAAGCTAAGTTTGAAACTGTCAAGAAAAATTTTATTAGCCGTGCTTCTACAATAGTTGCAGAAACAGTTAAGGGCGGTCTCCGTTCTGAAATGACTCAACTACGTGAAGACATTGAAGCAGCTCGTAAGAATGACTTTGGACGCAGACTTTTTGAATCTTTCGCAAGCGAGTACGCTGCATCTCACCTAAATGAGAAATCTGAAACAGCTAAACTTCTAAAGGTTGTTGAAACCAAAGAAGCAGAGTTAGAAGAAGCGGCAAAAATTGTTGCAGAAGCACAATCACTAGTAGATAAAAAAGAACGTGAACTACGTATTATAAAAGAAAACAACCAACGCAAAGAAGTTATGAGTGAATTGCTAGGTCCGTTGACTGGAGATAAGAAAGAGGTCATGGGCAGTCTATTAGAATCAGTCCAAACTGAAAAGCTTCGTACAGCATTCGACAAGTACATTCCATCAGTAATGAATGGCGGTGCACCAGCGAAGAGAGTACTTTCAGAGGCTAAAGAAATTACAGGCAATAACCAGGCACATCAAGCAAGCAGTCAAGAAGAAAAAACTGCTGAAATATTTGACATCCGCAGGCTTGCGGGACTAAAAGTTTAAGGAGAACTATAATGTCACAACTACTCGAGTCACGCTGGTCGGAGACTAAAGAAGCCCTTTTAGAGGGTTTACAAGGTAACAAGCGTTCAGTTATGGCTACTACTCTAGAGAATACCCGCAAGTATCTCGCAGAAAGTGCCACAGCTGGAGCTACATCCGCCGGTAACGTTGCAACCCTAAATCGTGTAATCCTTCCAGTGATTAGACGTGTGATGCCTACGGTCATCGCGAATGAATTAGTTGGCGTTCAGCCAATGACTGGCCCAGTTGGCCAAATCCACACACTACGTGTTCGCTACTCTGATACCTTTACTGGTACAGGTGGTAATACTGTAGCCGGTGATGAGGCATTGAGCCCATTCAAGATTGCCGAAGGTTATGCTGGTGGTACATCCGGTAAAGCAGCTAGTACAGCCGCTTTAGAAGGTGCTGCTGGTAACAAACTAAGCATTCAAATCTTGAAGCAAACAGTTGAAGCTAAGACACGTAAATTGTCAGCTCGCTGGACGTTTGAAGCTGCACAAGATGCACAAGCCCAACAAGGTATTGACATCGAAGCAGAAATCATGGCTGCTCTTGCACAAGAGATCACAGCTGAGATCGACCAAGAAGTTCTACGTAGCCTAGCTACATTGAGCTCAACAGTGTTGACATACGACCAAGCTGCTGTATCTGGTACTGCTACATTCGTTGGTGACGAGCATGCTGCTTTAGCTGTTCAAATCAACCGTGCTGCTAACTTGATCGCTCAGCGTACACGTCGTGGTGCTGGTAACTGGGCAGTTGTAAGCCCAACTACATTAACACTACTACAAAGTGCTACAACTTCTGCGTTTGCTCGCACTACAGAAGGTACATTCGAAGCTCCTACAAACACTAAGTTTGTTGGTACATTGAACAGCGCAATGAAAGTATATGTTAACACATATGCTGAGAACGACAACGTTCTAGTAGGTTACAAAGGCGCTTCTGAGTCTGATGCTGCTGCATTCTACTGCCCATACATTCCATTGATGAGCAGCGGTGTAGTATTGGATCCAGCAACATTCGAACCAGTCGTATCATTCATGACACGTTATGGTTATGTTGAGTTGACAAACACTGCATCATCTTTAGGTAATGCAGCTGACTACTTGGCAACTGTTGCTGTAACTTCAGCTAACTTACGTTTTGCTTAATCAGTAAAACTTTAAAGCAAGTTCAAAAAGGCTCTTCGGAGCCTTTTTGTTTGACTTAAATATCTATATGCAAATAGTAAATGATAAAGATTTTCCTGAAATGCGCAATCAATTTGCAGCATGGCGTAAACGGTTTCCTATGTTTAAGCATGACGTTCAACAGATAGAACGTATTGTAGAACACCATATACAAGAATACAGTCGAGCGTTGGTACAGCATCGGCAAACGCATAAAAAAAATTACTTAGAACAAGCACAAAAAGAAATAGACACAATAAATGTAGTGTTATCCACAGTAGCGAAATTAGAACTAATGTCTATGTTATCTCAAAGATAAATACATTGTCTATTTAAAGAACCGGAAGTCCGGACTTATGCAGAATCCCTCTGCGTAGACCTAAAACGTCATATTAAGGAGAAATCAAATGGGACGTCCATTAAGAAAAGATGCACTGGGAACCGATGCTATCGGAACTCCACTATCAGCGGCGACAGGTATTCGTGTTGAAGCATACTTCGGTGCTGCTGCATACACTGATGACACATATAATATCACAACTAACTATGCTTATATTTCTAAGCAACGTGGTGCAAAAACTTTCGTAGTAGCCAATCAAGCTGGTGCTAAAGCAACTTGTGTATTACAAGCAACTATCCCTAATAGCAATAACGAGATGAGAATTAACGGTTACCTCGACGGTAACGGATCAACCCCGACTCCTATTGCTAAAATCACCAAGCGTCTTGCTACTGATTTTAGCGGCAATCGTTATACTTGGATTCTATTAAACGATTCTTCAAGCGATTACATTCAGTTAACAGCACTATAATCTAGGAAATAGTAATGGGACAATTTCTCCAAGTCAACGGCGATTATAATATTAAAGCAGGTGAAGGTGCCAA